AGAGATACTGTGTATGCCGATAGTCTGGGTAAATCTACTATTGGTTATGGTCATCTGGTACTATCCACCGATCATTTTGTGGAAGGTCAGCAATATCCTAAAGAAACTTTGGAAGAGCTTTTCGACCTGGATTTCAACGAAGCTCTACAATCTGCGGATGACTTACTTCAAGGATTGGAAGAAATAAATCAAGATGCTAGAGGTGTCATTTGTGAAATGTGTTTTCAATTAGGCAAACCTAGAACGATGAAATTCAAAAGAATGTGGGAAGGAATCAGATCTGGAAATTTTGACAAGGCTGCTGATGAAATGTTAGATAGTAATTGGCACAAACAAACGCCAGGAAGATGCGAAGATCTTGCAGAAGTAATGAGAAATAGTAATAAATAATATGTGGTTCGGATTAGCAAAAATGGCAATTAGCACAGGCGCAAAAGTCTATGCTAATAAACAGAAACAGAAAGAAGCGATGTCTGCTGCTGCTTTACTAACAGCAGAAAAGATGGCGCGAGGGGAAACCGAATACCAAGGCAAACTTTTGGAGGCACGGCAATCCGATTTTAAGGATGAATTTGTTTTGATAATATTATCGGCTCCAATCCTGGTACTTGCCTGGGCGGTGTTCAGCGATTCGCCGGATGCTTTAGAAAAAGTTAAGATCTTTTTTGAACATTTCCAGCAGCTCCCTACCTGGTTTACTTCACTTTGGGTTTTGGTCGTAGCGAGCATTTTTGGAATCAAGGGAACACAAGTGTTTAGGAATGGTGGAATTAAGAAGAAGTAATGGCTAGGAACAAGCCTAGAGGTTATGGTTACGTTCACGTAAAAAAACCACAACGTAAACGACCTGGCAGGCACGCAAAGAGTTATTCAAAAAGGGTTCCTAAAAAAAAATTATCGAGGGGACAAGGATAAAAACAAAGAGGGAAAATGAAATACGCAAATATATTATTGGTTTTAATACTATTGGTATGTTCCGGCAAAGCATTCGCTGGCTCAACACAGACTAACGTATCGGGAAGTAACACCGCCATAGAGGGAAACTATACTGGAGGATCCACAACTTATGAATCTGGATCTGAATCAAGTAGCAGCACAACAAGCACCAATACTTCTAATATAAAATCGGCTCCTGGAACAGCAGCTTCTCCTGGAGTTAATACTTCTAATAATTGCGCCATTGCTTTATCGGGTGGTGTTCAAACTTTTAGTATTGGAATAAGTGGAGGAAAAAGCTATCAAGATAAAACCTGTGAACTGATTGCTTTATCTAAAACTTTAAGCGGTATGGGTATGAAGGTTGCTGCTATCAGCTTACTTTGCACAGACGAAAGAGTTTGGGAAGCAATGTTTATGGCAAAAACTTATTGTCCCGTTGAAGGTAAGATTGGTAAAGATGCTTATGATTTGATTATTAATAAATATAATTATCAAATGCCAACTTATGAAAAGTACGTGCATCTTGAAACAAAAAAGAAAAACAAAATTAAAATAGAAAAACTTAAATGATTTGGTTAATCATATTTATAGGAGTGATGGCTTATGCGGTTTATCGTATCAATATTTTTTGCGATGATATTAACCCTTACGATTTCAGCAGAAGAGATAACGACAGGTAATCTACTGCCTAATGATGGAGATAGTGCATCTAACTATCAGTCGGTAGATAATAATATTCCAAATGTTTCATCGAGTTGTAACGACTTTACCATCAGTAACTCAACTTGTTTAGGTCAAGAAATAGAAGTAACCGGAACAGGCACGGTTAATGCAACAGGTTCCTTATTAAATATTACCACCAATGCTGATACGACTACCCAGGATAAACTGGATAATGGAATTACTTTAAACTCAACAACCATTATTCAAAACTGCGAGTGGGATGGATCCGCTAATGAATGTGGAAACAGACGTGGAGATCAAGATACCTTTAAGACAACCGTTAAAATTTTAGATAGTAATGGAACCGTTTTATCTATTGTGGACCAGATTAGAAATACGGATGCTTACTATAACTCCGAGGCTTTAAAATATACTGACCAGGTTATTTATACAGGAACTGGATCTAGTTCTTTTGACTGGACCTGGACAGGAATTGATAATGATCCTAATCCATTAAGTTTAGGTGGACCCAATCTGTTAGGAGCTTCCTTAACAATGACTTATGAAAATGTCGTACTGGAAGTTGAGACTCAAACGGCTTTGCAAGAAGTTAGCAGCGCTGTTAATGCAACGCAGATTGAAGAATCAGTAAGCGTAGAGGTTATAGAAGAGACTCAAAATTTAGCATCCCAAGTTCAAACGATTGCCAATACCCCTTTACCCAAAGCAACCAAGGTTGTTCAAGTTAAAGCGGCTATTAAAAAGTTTGAAAAGAAAACAGGAGCGAAAGTAACCCAGGCTAGCGTTACTTCCCAAGCAGCAAATACAACTTCCACATCAACCGCTGCTGTGGTACAACAAAAAAAAGTTGAGGAAGAAAAGAAACCGGCTGTAATTGCAAAACAAATTATACAATCAACTTCTAAAGAGGAGGAAACAAATGAAAAAAAAGAAGAAGAACAAAAAGAAGAAAAACAAACCGAAGAAAAACAAGAAGAAAAGAAGGTAGTTAAAACAACTACCAAAACTAAATCAAATAAAACCGAGACTGTTAAATTAGAAGCGGTAATGGATAAAGTTGATGAGGTAGTTAAAGATACTGCTAAAAATCTTGAAGTTAAAAATCTAATTAAGTTAGATGCAATGCAAAGCGATGCGTTATCATTGGATCTTTATACTCAATTAAAGTTTTATCTTCCAAAAGATATATACATTGACCAGAATTTTATTATAGACAATAGGGATATTTATAATAAAGTTACTCTTGCAAGCTACGAGGAAAAAGATCCTTTGGTTATAAAGGAACAAATCTTGTGGGATATAAATATAAAGAAGCAAAGGTTATTATTAAAACTGGAGAAGTTAAAGAATGGCTAAAGAAACAAGTAAATTTAATATTAAAGACCAGCTTGCAGGGATCGCTGCATTGGTAGCTGCTATCGTGGCTATCGGGGGTGGCTTTGTTAAGTATGGAGAAATCACTACAAAACTTAATGCCTTATCTGAACAAACCGCACCGGATCTAACACCGTTATTAGCACAAATTGGCGAAACTAAAAATGGCGTTGCTAGTAATACTACGGGTATTGAAGTTTTAAAGACTGAACTTGAACTTTTAAAATTAACTATTCAAGAAATAAAAACAAAATCAGATAATCCATTACAATAATGTTTAATAACATTATAGATTATATCCTGGGTTTAATAGAGACATACAGCGGTAAGATTAATTGCTGGGCGTGGGATCAAAGATGGAAGGAACCCGCGTCTACGAGGCAGACAGAGTGGATTAAAGGGTACAATTCGTGGAAGAATGGCAGTAAAGAAAAAGCTGTGGAAAAAGCAAAAGTTCAGCATTAGAACTGTTGGTCTCTGCTTATACTGCAAGAAGGAAGTAACCAACGATATGAGATTCGTTGTCTTTGCTACCAAGGAACCGGCTCATCATAGCTGCTACACTAAAGAGGAAAACAAAAGACAGATGGAAAACAATGGCAACTTGTAAAAAATGTGGTGGAATTAAATGCACCTGTAAAAAAAGTATTCACGAATTGGCTAAAGCCAATCCCGATAAAAGTTATAGAGAAGTAGAACAAGAAAGAGCAGAACAATCTACTTACGAGCAGCACAGCAATACTAATACTGGTGGCTTGGTTATAGATGACACTAATGATTGTGAGTGGTGTCAGTAGATAAAAGGCTAAATGACTTTAGCAAAATTTGATCCAAGAAATATTACCCAGTATATAGAGCCAAGATTTTTACTTCACTTTCAATGGGGAAAATCTGAAAAGGTTTATCGTTATGCTCTAGTAGAGATTATTAATCAAGGCGCAATCGATCACAAAACAAAACAAAAAGAAGATGAAAAAAATCTAACTCAAAAAGAAATTTGGGAAAAGAAATATAAGTAAAAGGGAGCTTGTTAGGCTCCCCTTTTTTTTTGCGTGTTATTTAGGATCTCTATAAGTTACTACATAATTCATTTCTGCTTCTAGCTTTGGCAGCAAACGATCGTAATAGTCTTGTTCATTTCGTTGTTGTCTGATCTTACCTTCAATCTCAATAAACTTGGTTCGGCATCTTATCTGGTCCCGAACTCCTAGCTTATTAATCAACTCTTCCGGCTTGCCATTCAATAAATAGTGCATATCGTACCCAAAGGCAGCGCATATAAACAAAAGAATATCCGAAGGAATCTTGTTCGTACAATTTTCATACTTTTGAATCTGCTGAAATGTTCGAACTGATTTCTTGGCAACTTTGCTTTGTGTCATATCTGCCAGTAAACGATTAACGACTATGAATTTGGCAATCTTTTCCTTTATGTGCAGCGCATCCATAATGATTATCCTTTAGTTTGATTATTGTTTTGGCGAGTCGTTGCTGTTTTTTTTATCTCCTGGTATTCCTTTAACATCTTATCCTGGAGATCCTTCTTCATCCCTATTGAAGTCATTATAACTTTGGCTTTATCAATCTTATCTGCCATCAATAATTCTACAATCTTTGAAGTGAATGCGGTCTCAATGGAATTTTTAGCTTCGGCGCTATCCATTAAGCAGCTTTCTTTTTTGTTGGTTTAACACAATGAATTTTTAAATATTTTCCCATCAATTTAACAGCAGCAAACCTATCGGTTCTGCAAGGAATACCCATTCCATTCACATCGCAGCTTAAACTTGCTATGATTCCTTTTCCAAGTTTAGCAAGTTGTTTTATTTCTCTCTTATTTAATGTAGCCATTAAGCAGCCTCCTTAAATAAATATTCTCTCTTACCCATATAATAACCACAAGATCCAATTAATTTTTGTTTTACTAAATGTTTATCAAAAAAAGTATTTAGTTTTTTATCAACTGGTTTAATGTTTAAGTTTTTGTGATGGCTAAAACATAAACCACCTTTTTTGGCATCTGTTTTAAAATCTGATTTTCTAAAAACAACACCAGTATTTAAGCATCTATAATATTCAGATCTCATTAATCAAAAAAGTTTCCCCTTCTCCAAACCCAGGTATCTTTTTTACCCAATCCACAACTTTCATCTGGACCAAACCAAGCACCTTCCGGAAGTAAAAAATAATCATTGGCAGCACACATAGCTTTATGTGGACAACCGTGTTCGTTAGTGCTGTCTGTCATTTGGAATTTTTCATCATCATAAATAAAAGTAAGCAATCTACCTTTACCGTTTTTACAAAATTTAGTATCAAATTCTAATGGTTTCATTAAGCAGCCTTCCTTTGTTTCTTCCAAACAAATAATGTTTTGCCGATAACCTTTGAGCTTATATTTTTTTGTGGAAGTATTTTATTAAGAAAAAACTTTTCTAACTTCTGGTAGGTTTTGAATCTATAAGTTTTAAAGTTCTTTTTTAAACCGGAGCCTGTGCTTTGGGATGTGTCTTTGTACTTATTGGAAGTTTCAAA